CGAAAGCACAGTTTCCTTGTCTATTCCGGATTTCATAAGAGCCTGCTGTGCCTTTTCCAAAGCGGTTTTAGCTTCATCAAGCTGTTTGTCAAGAAAATCCTCGCAAGCGCCAACAGCAAGCTGTTTTGACTCTGCCCAGCGGATCCCATCATAACGCATATAATCCGTTGCGTCCGTGAATACAAGTTCGCCACTATATTCACGAGCTAGAACTTTAGCCTGTCCGATGTCGGAATAATCTTCGGGCTTGAGATCAAAACCGGAATCATACTGCTCGGGTGGAATATAGCCGTCCTGTTTTGCCACCTTTTTGCCGAACTTAACGGCACTGTTCCAGATGGTCTGAAGCTCCGAATCGTCAAGCGGAGGATCGCACTTTTCAGCCTGTTTCAAGAACTGTTTGTATGCTTCGTCAGTGTTCCCGAACCGCTTTATAATACGCCCTGCGTAATGCGACATAGTGCAGTTGCGGCTGCCCTCGGGTACACTCGCACTGTCACTATCCCACTTCTCAAAATCCGCATTTTCAAGGAAATCTACGACAGATATATCTCCGTTGTATATTTCTACCTGCGGGTTAGAAACTCCGAAAAGCAGTCTTGCGCTGTCGAGAGCGTTCTTGTCGAAATACGGAAACTCAGCCGCAATGCGCTTTTTCAAGGCTGTGTATTCTGCGCTGTCCGTAATAGGCGGGATAGGAAAGTACACATGAAATCTCGGGCGTGGGGATTTGCCGCTCTTCGGAAGCATATTATTACGGCTATAAACTACTACAAACTCTACTCCCGGAAAAGCCATAGCCACCTCAAGCGGAGTTACCCAGTCGCTTGGATCATCGGAGTGATCGTTGTCGCAGTCCATTGGGATATTATCGGAAGAAAGAAAATCCGTATTACTGCGATGATTGTTTGAATATTCAGCTGCAACGTGGTCGAATGCCACAGCAGCTTTCATAGAATTTTCGTCTGTTATGACGCACTTGTGGGGGTATATGCTGTTAGGCAGACTGCCTACGCAGTCTGCCGTGTATAACGTGAATTTCATTATTATCCTCCATTCTTTAAATTCTAACAGCTGATAGAGCCGCCAATAATATATGGAAAATTATTATACAAATGGTCCACTATATTTCAGTCCTTTTTATAAAACATACATTCGTACCCATCGGCACAGAGCGGAAGCCCCTTTGCCCACGGTGGAGTTCTACCCATCATCTCGCAGATTTCAGATACATTTGTATCTATCGGGCATTCGATGATAAGTTCATCGTGCACGTGACCGCACATCCGATAATTCCGCAGCGTCCGCATAGCAGAGCAGAGAATATCCCGGCTGACCGCCTGAACGATGTTCTCCACGAACTTAGGCCCGTAGCTTTCAATGCGCTCCCACTTCTTCGTTGCACCAACGCCCTCGTAAGTGACGGATTCGCCGCCGAACTTATTCTCGCCGATACGGGGCTTGACGTAGGAAAGCCGTCTGCCGCTCGGCAGCGTGATAAACAGCATTCCGCTCTGATATTCAAACTGAATGCCATGTGTGTCTGTGCGAAGCCTTTGTCGTATTGTATCCTTCACGCAGCGGTCGACTTCCCACCAGAATCGAACAATATTCGGGTTGGAACTGCGCCACATATCCACAAGCGGCTGTAATTCATCTTCTGACAAACCCATCTCCAATGCACCCATAGCTTTCAGAGCGCCGACCGAACCGCCATAACCGAGCGCCAACTCTGCGATTTTACCTTTCTGCCGCAGATGTCCATTGACACCATGCTTTTCAACGGGGACACGGAACATCTGACTTGCAGACGCACAATAGATATCTCCACCGGACTTGAATACGTCAAGCCTCCATTTCTCGCTAGCAAACCACGACAGCACTCTTGCCTCTATTGCTGAAAAATCTGAAACCACGAATTTCATTCCCGCTTTCGGCACAAATGCCGTGCGGATAAGCTGCGAAAGCGTGTCCGGAATATCATCGTACAGCAGTTCTATGGCTTCATAGTTGCCGCTTTTCACAAGCTCACGAGCCTGTTTAAGGTCGGGGATATGGTTCTGCGGGAGGTTCTGTAACTGTATCAGCCGACCCGCCCATCTGCCGGAACGGTTTGCACCGTAAAACTGAAACATTCCGTGTGCGCGTCCATCGGAGCAAACAGCGTTCCTCATAGCCTGGTACTTCTTCACCGAGGATTTTGCAAGCTGCTGGCGGAGTTCCAGAACCTCTGCAAGCTGCGGCGGTGCGGTTTTCAGCAATTCGGAAACAGCTTTCTTACCGAGAGTGTCTGTTTCAAGTCCGTTCTCCGAAAGCCACTGTTTCATCTGCTGTACAGAGTTCGGGTTTTCGAGCGAAGTAAGTTCCTGCATTTTCGTGGAAAGCAGCGCCTTTGACCGCTCGTCAAACCGTATTGCATTCTCAACAACAGCCATATCCAGAGCAATCCCACGGTCGTTTATCTGCTGGTCGAGAGCGTATTCCTCCCAAACAAAATCCGGCACGGAGAATTTGCGTAGCTTGTCCTGTATCGACATTTCGACCTCGACATCACGCTTGTTGTACGCTTTGAAAAGCGACCATTTCTCCGGAGCGTGTTCGGGAAGATTTCTTGTTCTGCCGCCATTTGTCTTGGTAGCTG